CGCCACAACTCTCTCTGAAGGAACCTTGTAAGAAGGTTTTTCGTTCATTCGGCGTGAAGCCAAAAAACTTCAGAGCACCCAATAGGTCTCTAGCATAGGAGCTTTTAACGATTATATCATCACCGTAAACGAATAGATCCACACCCGGTACTGAACCGGGCGCAGCTTGCATCGCTATAGCGGCAAAAATTACCGTCTCAAGCTCAAATGTAAAGCCATTACCCATAGACGAGAATTTCTCCAGGTGTACCCACTTGCCTCCTATTGAGGTCAGGGGGGACCTGAGGTCATCCAAAACGGAAAACCATCTATGGGGTAGCAACAACTTGACAAGAGAAGTCGCTACAGTGTCAGATGCGCTCGTGAGGTCGATAGTTGCAAGATCTCCGCTTTTAGAGGCGGAGCAGGCGACCTGCCTGTGAACATCTTGCCCGTCCTTGAGGTTTATACCTCGCCCTTTCAAACGCTCCTTCATCAGTCGGCCGAGGCCAAGCTGATAAAAGCCGTTGATGGAAGGTTCTTTCGCGCAACCACGATCGGTGCGCGCAGTTTTAGGGACGGTGAAAAACTCATTACCTCTAACCGTTACCGGCGAACGCCCTAACGCGGCCGAAGCCTCTGCCCACTTTGTCCCTGTCCAAGGGATTAGGTGAAACAGCGCGTTAGATGTCAGAGATGGAACCGAGGACATTTTGTCGACAATCGTTGACGATCGACTACTGTCCGAGACTGTTGCACCGGGCCCAAAACGACCTTCCCAGGTCGCGGGCGGTCCGTCCCCAATCAGCCACCTGACGTTTTTACGAACACCCTCTATAAAGGAGAGTATCCGCTCATCTCGGGAATCGATGGGCGATCGACCCCGGTCGAGATAAGCATCAAGACGCTGGTTGGTTCGAAAACACTGTTTTTCAGCCCACCACCATTTTTCAATGGCAGCGAGTTTTGGATCGACATCTAGCGGAAAAGCGTCGTACTTGCGGAGGAAATCCGTAGCCGCGACAGCCGCAAAATAAGATGAGGGATCACAGTGGTGCAAGGGATCAGCTTCTAACGAAGTTAACTGGTCCCACTCCTCATACCTCACAAGTATTGCTACCGTTAAGGCACGAGGGCAGTCTAACCCGGCCATGAGGCTTAGGGTTATGTCACGCACTTCATGAGTCATGGCACAAGTCATGTATGCTCCAAAGCCGCCCTTTAGGGGTGCGGCACGGTTCCGAAAAGCTACGGCGATATTACGTCGCTGAGTAGCCCGACTTCACGCAGTCCTTGACTAGCGTGGCAACGAGCAGGTTCGCGTACTGCGTAACGAACTCGTTAATGTCGGTCTGGGCCATTCCTTTTGGGAAGTTCCAGTCGGTAGCAGCCATGGCTTTGTCGACCACCGAAGTGATCGACGTCGTCGAGTTCGTCGCGATCTGCGGGTACACGTAAGTGCTTCGCAGGGCTCGCTTCGAACCACTCTGGGCATCGCGCCCAGAGAGGCGCAACTCAGGCTGATGAGACTGAGCAGAGCCGACGGATTGTGCCTTCCAAATCGCGGGAGACTTATCCCCCGAAGAAGGCGTGACAGCAGTATAGATGATGTCGGTCGTACCGTCGTTCTTTTTGACGGTGATGTTAGCCATTGCGGCCATAGTGTACTCCTAAGGAGAATTTATAGAGGTTTGACCCCCTACGATTAACGTTTGCCTACAAACTGCTGGATAAGCAGCGAGCAGGCGGCTAGGGCCCGTCTTGGTTTATCCTCGAAAAGAGGCGCCAATTTGGGCTTTAAGGTCACCTGTGGTAGACTCGTTGAACGAGTAACATAAATAGTCTGGCTGACAAAATCACCGATGTACTCCGTCCAGGGGTACCAGGTTTGCTGTCGCCAGAAGTAGCTGGAAACTGCGGTAGACTTCCAAACTTTCGTCAGGAAGATGTTCTCCGCGGCCACCCCGTGATACTGCGAATATGATTCAAGGAAGGAATTAACCCCCACAAACCAGTCCACAACAAACGAGAAAGGCACTAGCTCCCAAGCAATTGCTGCCGGGTTAGTTAAACCCAGGGACGCGTATAAGTACAGATTGGGGTTTGTAACCCTGATATCTGCGCCTACACTGCCAAAACATCTTATATAGTGTTTGGCGATATACAGGTTCGATGAATTGGTGGTTGACCAATCGTAAACCCGTATAGGCGTCCCAGACCGTGTTTTATAACGACCAAGTGGAATGTCGCTACTTAGCACGTTCATACAGTCGTCCAGATCCCCCATGAGGGGACTCCACCCGAAGTGAAACTCCAGGTAGTTGTTCGCGAAGCTATGGCTACCACGCCTTAGCTTCATACCTGAACGGAGCTCTTTGTACTCTGGGGATTTGAGGACCCCCAGCGCTTTTGCCGCCCCGTTAAAGTCGAACTTTCTTAACCGATTCCCGAATGTGACAAGTTGGGTGATGCGCTTAAGCATCATCCCCCAGGCCTGCCGCCCCTCGGCGAGACTCACTCCTAAAGACGCATGGCTGCGCCATTCGGAGACGAATTTCCCGCTGAGTCGGTTGTCGATTTCTTGCCAAGCCGCATTTGCTTCGCTGGTATCTCTAGGACTAAAACTGCGCATCTGAGCCGGGGAGAACCCCGACATCCGATTACGCAATCCAGGCCCCAGGGGACTGCCCACGTATTTGCGGGCACCAACGGTCAAATCCTTCTGGTAAGTATAGGTCAGATTGAGGTTGAAGGGTTTCTTCTGCCTCGACCCGGCTTTATACCGCTTCCAGGAGTTCCACGCATCGGCGTTAAGACCGATAGTGGTCGGCGTAGGAAAGGTTACTGGTGCAACCATGCGAATCGCTCCTCTATGTTAGGAGGGCGACCCTTAGCCTACTAGCAAGCTACGCATCCTTGCGGACGCGCATCATGGGTTTCACCACCCTCAAGCGCTAGCTTGTTGATGATTTGGTGAGAACTACTCACCAATGGGTACGGAGAATCACTCCGTGCCCTATCCGACGTACTTCAGGTCGAAGTCCCAGTGATGAGCTG